CACCAGAAAGCCCCAAAACAGACCGGGAATGTTGCGACAAACATTCCCGGACATTCCCGGACATTCCCGGACATTCCCGGCAAGAAGCCGCGGCCGCCCGCTACCGGGAAGAAGACTACCGGCTTGCGTTGCTGGCTCGCCTGGTCACGCCAGACACGGGTCGCGAGGAGCGTGCCAGGATGTACGCGATGAGCACGAGTGAACTGGAACGGTTGGTAACGGGAACGATTGAAACATCATGAAAAAGGAGGATGAGATGAGAGTACTATCATTGGGCTGGGGGGTACAGTCTTGGACCATTGCGGCTATGGTCGCAATGGGAGATATTCCGCCCGTGGAGGTGGCAATCCACGCAGATACGACATGGGAGCGGGAGGAGACCTACGCCTTTGCCAGCCATATGGCTCCCTGGCTGGAAGAGCGTGGTGTAGCGGTTGTGACCGTCTCGTCACGTTCTTCACAAGAGATTGTGGATGGGGGAACAAATGTCCATGCTCCCGTCTTTTCCAAGCTTGATGGAAGTGGTATTGAAATCCCCGCTTTCACAAGCTCCCCGAATGGGAAGGGGCAGCTTCGGCGACAATGCACCAACCGCTGGAAAATCCAACCACTTCGGCGGTATATTCGCGCTGTGCTGCGCGAGCGGGGCGTTCGCAATCCCCCCCCCGGCAGCGTGACGATGCTGCTGGGCATAACAACCGATGAGTGGATGCGGGTGCGGGATAGCGATGTCAAGTACATCGCCCATCAGTATCCTCTCTTGGATATGGGGATGTCACGCCAAGACTGCATTGCGTGGCTGGCCTCACATGATCTCCCCGTACCTGCCAAAAGCAGTTGCGTGTTTTGTCCATACCACAACCAACATGCGTGGATTGACATGGCGGCCGCGGGGGGGAGTGATTGGGAGATAGCCTGCCAGGTAGACGACGTGATCCGATGGAAGCGGCCTCCATACGCACTTTACGTCCATCCGTCTTGCCGACCGCTACGCGAGATGGAGATGGTAGAACAGTTGAGGTTTGAGTTTGATGAGATGCCCTGCGATAGCGGGCATTGCTTTTTGTAGAAGAGAGGGGATAAGATGCTCAGGATCACATTGCCCTTCCCACCGTCCTCCAACACCGCATACGCCGATAACGGGCGTCGTGGCGGTCGTCACTTGTCCAAGAAAGCCAAAGCCTGGCAAGATGAGGCGATACAGCTTTGCAGGCTTGCTGTGTGCCACGCTGCGCCGCCTGGACGTTTCAACCTGACTATCGGGTTATGGATGCCGACACGAGCACGGAGAGACGTGGACAATTACATCAAGCTGCCAAAGGATGCACTGTGTGCTGCGTGGGGCATAGATGATGACTGGACACGTATTCCACGGGTGTGTGTGGAGTATCGAGGCGTGGTCAAGGGAGGGCGGTGCGTGGTGGAAGTGGAGAGTTTGACAGGCTATTGCTAATGTGGTATAGTATACCTAGTTAGCAATACCCTCACGCGTGTGGGGGATGAAGTCAAAGGAGCGATACTATGAAGAAGATTATGAGGCTAACGAGGCACGCGGTAACAGAGGAGCAGGTGGAGGCATTGGAAAATGCGTTCGGGGATGTTAATATTGTGCATGAGACCGAAAGCTTGCCTTCCACCCCGCGCGAGGCTGTGGCAAAGTTCGATGAGATCGCCCAGCAGTCCTGGGCAGATGTAGCCGAGGTGGTACTGCCCATAAACCTGCTTGAAGCTGTGTTGAAGCACAGTCAGTTCGCAAAAAACGGCGGTATTATCATCCGTAGCGTGATGGAGCGTGAGATTGACGATGAAGGGAACGCAACCTTCACCTTCTCCCACTACGAAATTGTACGAAAGGTAGAAGTCGTCACCGAACCGCTGTAGTAGTTTTTGCGGGCGTACCGAGAGGTGCGCTCGCTTTGTTTTTTACAGCGAAAAGGAGCAAGCGGAGATGAAGATACGGGTTTATTACACCGACGAGGAGGAGGGGTACGTCAAGGAAATAACCGCGCTGGCAGCGGAAATGATGACAGAAGGCGCAAGCGAAGAGCACGCATACCTGCGTGCGGTTGGGATGGTTGACGAACTGCTCGAATATGCGGCTGACTGGGATGAAAATGTCGTTAAGAAAGTGGAGTTAATCTGATGCCGTCGTATAATTTCCAGTCACGTTTCGCGGCCGCGGTAGAAGCTGGGCGTAAAACCCAGACCATCCGCGCACCGCGCAAGGACGGGCGTGTACCGCAGCCAGGCCAGACCGCATATCTGTACACGGGTATGCGGTCTTCGGCATGTCGTAAGTTGGGGGAGGGGGTCATCACCCATGTGGCTGATATCCGTATCAGCCACATGGGGGTGACGATATCCTCCTCCTCCTCCGTGAGGGTTTTGCGAAAGGTCGAAACGCTTGACGCATTTGCCCAGGCGGACGGGTTCGTGAACTGGCAGGAGATGGTGGACTGGTTTCAGACCACACATGGGATGCCCTTTGTGGGGCATTTGATTGTTTGGGAGATGCTGTGATGCTGCTCCTATCGCTATTCCCTGGCATTGGCCTGCTCGACATGGCATTCGAGCAGGCTGGGGTCTGCGTTGTTCGCGGCCCAGATGTGCTATGGGGTGGCGACGTGAAGCAGTTTCACCCTCCTCCTGGGAAGTTTGACGGCATCATTGGGGGGCCACCTTGCCAGTGCTTCAGCAGGCTTCGCCACCTGGTTGAGGCCAACGGATATCAGTCCGCCGAAAACCTCATACCCGAATTTGAGCGAGTAGTTTCCGAAGCGCACCCAGGCTGGTTTCTGATGGAAAACGTACCAGATGCACCAGAGCCAGTGGTGGCAGGCTACGCAATCCACTCGTTCAAACTCAACAACCGCTGGGTTGGTGGGGAGCAGCAGAGGGTGCGGCGTTTCAGCTTTGGCGTGCGAGGGGAGCAGCCCATTGACCTGCGCCGCTGGATAGAGTATGAGGTGTTTGAGCCGCAGGAGTGGGCGCCTGCCGTATGTGCTGGGGGCGGTGTCAGGCCCGGCATTGAGCACGCCACAAATAGAACGATGGCAAAACACCTCGGTTATAAGACTGCGCAAGCCCTGCGCGAGAGCATCCGTCTACAGGGCTTGCCTGGGGACTTTTTGGACAAATCTCCGTTCACCCTGGCGGGGAAACACAAAGTTGTCGGCAACGGGGTGCCTTTGCCAATGGGCAGGGCATTGGCAAGGGCGATTAGAGATTTCACAAAGGAGAAGAGATGAGACACATTATCAAGTTAAGCCTGGTGCTATTGGCTGTCGTCACGACCTTTTTCGTGTACGACACCATGTTGATGGTCGCCCCCTGGTGGGTTGCGGTCGCGAGCAGCGTGTCATTAGCCAGCGTATATGTGGGGTTGGCGTTCACGCCAATTCCCCACCATCAGCGGGGGACTGCCGTAACCATTGCCGGTAGTGCTTTGGCAATCGAGGCAAGCATGGGCATTGTCCATGCTCTGAGAATAATGGCACCAAGCTTATTCATAGACATGCCGATGTGGGCAATTATCGGTATGTCTGTTCTGTTTGGCGTCCCGTTTTCGGCACTATTGTTTGCCGTGGCTCACTTTGTCGTGCATCAGCACGGCGGTGACGACGATAATCCGATGTCGCAGACATTGGTGCATATCGCCAGGATTGCCGAGGCAAGCAACGCCAATGCCCAGGCAATTGCCCGTTTTGCCGAAGCAAGCGAAAATGCCCCGCAAGCCTTAACAAAGACCAGCACGGCATTTTCTTGTCCGAACTGTGGTGGTGAGCTGTCGCAGGGTCAATATGGAGCCGCGATGCGACACGGTTACTGCTCAGCGTGCAAGCCGAGCAACGGGAATGGACATAAAAAGGAGTCAATTGAGGATATGGAGGTGGAGTTATGAACAAGGATGAGCGTATTTTCCGAGTTATGACTACCCATACCCACCGTCGCAGTTGGGCCAGTATTATCGGCATGGTGGTGGGGGGAACGTTACTGCTGGCAGGAGCGTTGGTATGGTTGGCCCAGGGCTTCAACCCGCTGGCGGCGGGGTATGGGGTTTTTGTTTTTTTGGTTTCTTTGGCGATGAAGTAGTAGTGTTTCAGTGTTTCAGTGTTTCAGTGTTATAGCCCGTTATAACGGCAAATAACACCAGTCAAATAACACTGAAACACTGTAACAGATGGAGGTTGACATGAAAGCTATGACGGTTGACGCGTCGGTATTGAAGCGGAGCCAGGTCGAACGTCACGCTGCGAACAGTGAGCGTGTGGTGGCGTTCGGGTTAATGCTCCTCTCGTTGAGTGGTACGTACATCGGGTTGCTCAATGGAGTGTTGGTGTGGCGCGGTGATATGTTCGTTCTGGCGGTATTCTGGCAGTTGGTTGTCAGCGCATTCCAATTCATCCACGTGCGAAATTGGCAGAGCGCGTGGTATCTTGTTCCGCTGCTGTTGAGTGTTGCCCCCACAGCGGCAGGGTACGGCTCGCTGCTGGGGGCATATATAGCATCGGTGCTGGCAGGGTGGGGCATCCCATCTCCGGTGGTGGGGGCATATGCTATCATCCTGCTGGCAAGCCTGGGCATTGACGTTATCCCGGAACGCATCCTGGTAAAGCGGGGGTGAAGGAATGCCGGACAACCCATTGGTCATTGTGTTTATGGCAGCCATAGTCCTCATCGCCATATGGATGGCGATTGAGGGCTTTGTGCTTGCGTACAATGGTGTCGTTTGGCTTGCCAGTAAGTGGAAGCCATCCGCACCAGGCGAGACCGCCATCGTACCGGCACACACACCAGAAGTGCCAGTACCCCCCACAGGCGACGCCACCAGCGTACCGCCACCTGCTGGCAACATACTGGCAGCTATGGCAGTAGCAAAGCCCCACCTGCTGGTGGTGGGGCACACAGGCGGCGGCAAAAGCATACTTACCAGGGCTTTCGTCAAGCATCTGCTGGCAAGCGGGGCGAAGGTGGTGGCTCTCGACCCTGATGCTGCACCACGCCACTATCCTTCTCCTGTCCATCTCATCAACGATGATGAGCAATGGGGCGCGGCTATTGCTGCCATAGCCGCCATATTTGCCGAGCGCAATGAGGCATATCGGGAGGGAACGGAACGCTTTGCAACGTTTTGGCTCGTGGCGGATGAATGCCAGGAGCTTCTGGCGGTTGACGGCGTGCTCGATACCATTGAGCGCATAATACGTCGTGGGCGCAAGCTGAATATGCGTGTCCTGCTGGCGGTGCAGGACAGTCAGGTCAAGACGTTGGGGTTGGAGCGTAAGAGCGCGTTGCTGGCAAATCTCTCACGGGTTGAGGTGATGAAGCGTGAGGATACCAGGGTGGCTACCGTTGACGGGGGTGAACACCCCGTACCAGACCTGCCAACGCAATACGAAGGGGCGTGCGGCGTGGTGATTGACCTGGACACAACGCCAGTAGCACAACCAACCGCGAGCAAATGGACAGACAAGCACGTCCTGGCGGCTGGCATTCTGGCAACCGAACCAGACGTGAGCGGGAGGGAGCTTTCACGTCGTCTGTATGGTGGCGATGGAAGTGGGGAGGCGTACTATCGCACGAAGGCTATTCGTGCGGACATTGAGAGAATACAGAAAGAGGAGCAAGATGAGATACGATAAACTTTTTGACCTGTGCTGCGATATGGCAGCGCAGATGGACACGGCAATGCCAATGTCCATACCGTCAAGCCCCGACGTGTCAACGGAAAAGTCAGCGCAGGCGGACATCACCCGTTTGCGCAACCTGTTCTGCTATTTAGTTGCGGAAATGGCTGAGGTCGAGGGAGAGATGACTTTCGCCTCGGCAAGAAAAATCTACCAGGACTTGGTGGTGGAGAGAATGGCGCAGGCAACGTTTTTGGAGGACGGGCGATGACCACGTTGGCGGACTGGACGCGGGAGGTGCGCAGGAACTACACCAGGATGTCGCGGGATGAGGAAGCGGAGGCATCACGCGACAACTTGGTGGAGCGAAATATGCCCCTTGTCCTGCGAATGGCCGAAAGCTTCAAGGGGCGCGGCGTGGCGTTTGAAGACCTGGTGCAGGAGGGCTTCATTGGCCTCATGCGGGCCGCTGATAAATACGACCCTGCCCGCGGCAACCGCTTCTCCACTATGGCCGTCCCGTGGATACGGCAAGCCCTTCAACGAGCGGTCGCCAACCACGGCAGGGTTGTGCGCCTGCCAGTCCACATTCAAGAAAAATGGCGAAAGCTACAAGCGGAAGAGGTGAGGTTGCACGAGGAGATGGGGCGCGAGCCAGCCACGGAGGAGCTTGCCGAAGCATCTGGTTTTTCATCGGCTAAGATAGAGGAGATGCGCAAGGTTTGCCGGCGTGTTTACAGTTTGGACACACCAGTCGCAACGGATGCAGGCGAAACGTTTGCCGCCGTCCTCCGCCAGGATGGGCACGAAGACGAAAGCATCCTGGCGGATGAGATACAGGCTCTCCGCCGTGCGATGAAAACCCTGACAGACGAGGAGCAGCGCATTATTCGCCTGCGATACGGGATAGGGGCGGAGCCTATGCGCTGGCGGGATATAGGGAGAGAAATGGGGATGTCGCACGAGTATTGCCGACTGACCTGCAATCGTGCGATTGCACGGTTGCGGGAGGCGCTGGGATGAAGCCAATCCTGTCGTATTATGGCGGCAAGCAGCGGATAGCCTCTCGCATCGTGGAGCTTATCCGTACTATCCCTCACAAGGTCTACGCTGAACCATTCGCTGGCGGCGCGGCGGTGTTGTTTGCAAAAGGTCGGCCGCATACCACAAACACAACCCACTACCGCGAAGCAATAAATGATGTGGATGAGCGGATAGTCACCTTGTACCGCGTGTGCCAGGAGCAGGAGGGCGAACTGTTGCACTTGCTCAAATACACACCATACAGTCAGTCGGAGTACCGCAAAGCCTCGGAGATATTAAGAGGCGAGGTTGAAACCACTGACCTGCGCCGTGCCTGGGCAACAGTGGTTAGCACCCGTCAGGGCTTTGCAAAAAAGATGTTTGGCGGGTGGGGGACGAGTGTGAGTGTGACAGGCTCAAACGACGCGATGGGGTGGGCAACCTATCTTGACGCATTGCCCGATATCCTGGCGCGGTTTCGTGGCGTTTTCGTGGCGTGCGAGGACGCCCTGCGCTTCATTGAGCGTTGGGATAGCCCAGACACGCTCTTCTACTGCGACCCACCGTATCCAAATACGTGCCAGGGCCATTACGCTGGATACACGCTTGATGACTGGCAGGCGTTGTGCGACGCGATTGACCGTTGCAAGGGGAGCTACATCCTGAGCAATTATCCGCAAGAGATTGAGCCGCAAACAGCACAGCAGCGGATAGAGCTAGATGCGGTGATGTGCGCAGCAAAGGATGTGCGCGGGGAAAAGCGCACCGAGGTGCTCTGGGTGTGCAACCGCAGCGGCGCGGTTGTGGAGCAGAGCAAGATGTGGGAATAAAAAAAGCCGCCAGGGTAAAGACCCTGGCGGTGAAAGGAGCGAGAGATGTGTGATGGATGGGTGGTTGCACCTTTATTATAGCACATCTCTCGCTTTCGGTTAAAGAATAATTATCCTGTCGAGGGTGGTAAGCTCGCTTTTCCAGTGCTTCCCTGCCCTGTCAATCCCCCTGGCAGAGTTCTTCATTCCCATCCTTTTCATCCTGCCCAGCAACGCGCGGTATGCGGCCCAGGTTCCATCGAGATGGGCTATCGTCGGTGTCTTCCATGTCCCATACAGATGGAACACTTCATCTTGGTATTCCGCCCTAATTTGTATGCGGTCGCTTGTGATAAACACATAGTTTTCCACTAGTTGGGCCTGTTTCAACTCCTGCTTTACCGATAGGTAAGCAGGCCGTTCGGTGAAGCACGCTCCAAATATTTCCACAATAACCTGTGCTGCTTCTTGCAACGTCAGGTTGTGGAAATCCAAGTTGGTCATCCCGTAATCAGCCATCTCGCAACTCCTTTCATAAGTCTCATCAGTACCGCTATCTGCGGTATACGTGAGGAGTGGCAAGTCTCCCCACGTTTCGACTACTGCTTTCGCTTCGGAATTTATTCTTCCTCAAATTCTTCCTCAAACTCCCAATCCCAATCGGAAGAGTTATCAATTTGGATAAATCCCATTGCTTTAGCGAATGGAACACACTCGTCGCAAACCTTCCTCATTATGATGTAATCCTGCTCCTCTTGCATCTGCCTTACAAGCTTCGCTGCATTTCCCTCTCGTTTGAAGAGAGTTTCTATGGTGTGTATCTCATTATTCCCGTACACTTCCATTCCAGCGATGGGATATCCACCATCATCCACAAGAACGACCAAATCTGCTTGTTCGTCTTGCCCAATTAAGTCAAAGCCCAATCCCTCAAGGTCGTTCGTGTTGTAATCGTATCGAATTTCCATCACGCAACTCCATTCCTTTAATACTATTGCTAACAAAGTCTCATCAGTGACGCTGCTTGCGCCAGACCCCTGGCAAGTGTGGGTTTCGACTATTAAATTAAACTTATAAATTAAACTTAGGCAAACTTTTCCATGACCTCTTCATAAGATATGCCCATTTTGGAAAGATGTGCCTTGAAGCTGCGTTCGTGATGCCCCCGCGCTGGGCATATCTTCCCGCTCTTCAAGTCAATATGTCCGATTTTTTCGTATGGTCGGTTTTTGAACCCTGTTTCGACTTGGAAATACAATCGTTTCATACCTTCACGTTCCCAAACATTCAGTTTGTATCCGTTATTTTCCATCACTTGCTCCATTTCTTTAATCACTATTGCTAACTAGGAATAATTTATCATGCGCCAATGGTATTGTCAAGTGGCAAAATGCCCCCATTTTCCAGATGTGTTATAATCTATATATAGTGTTGTTTTAGTGCATGGAACCACAACATATGGACGCATTCATCCAAGTCGCACCACAATTAGCCATAGCCGCATTCATGTTTTATGTGTTCCGGTGGATCGTTCGCCACTTCGACCCTCACATCTCCCGTCTCCTGGATAGCATTGACGACATACGTGAAACTGGTCAGCGTATGGCGGACATAGGGGATAGGCTTGTGTCCATTGTGGAGACGCAACAGGAATGGCAGGAGCAGCTTGATGCTGTGCTCACAGAACGCCACAAGCGCGTGATGGAGCGGTTGGATATTCAAGACAACACAATGACACAAATTCTCTTTGCAATGCAGGAATGCCCTGCCAGAAAGAAAATAAAAGATGAATGAGAACACGACATTTGGTGACATGATCAATACCGGCATTGACACGGTAATTGAACAAATGAAACGCCATGTAAATCTCCCACCAGAAACAGAAAAACTAATCGAAGAAGCCCTACACCAGGCGGCCAACCACGGCGTGGAATACGCGCAAAAGCTGGCGCAAGCGTTGCGCGAGCGGGTCAATGAGGATGCTGCATAAGAAGTGAAAAAAATCGAGCTTGACACAGCAAAGATTGAAGAGATGGCCGGTAGTGGTTTGACAGAGCAGGAGATATGTCTGTGTTTGGACATATCTCGCACTACACTCTACCGGCGCAAGCGTGACAGCCAGCACGTCGCAGAAGCCATAGAGCGCGGCAAGGCCAAAGCGCACGCGGTGGTTGCGAACGCGCTTTTTGAGCTTTGCAAAGAGCGCAATCTCGGAGCGATTGTCTGGTTTGAAAAGTCGCGTTGTGGAATGAGCGAGGACGCTGAATTGATACGACGGATTGAGCAGTTGGAGCGAACTCTTGAGCAAGACAATCAAAAATAGAATTGAGCACCTTGAAAAGCGGTATACAGCAGCCCGTAGCCCGGTTGACATCCCGATGCGTCTCCCAGAACCGCATGAGATGCAGCAGCGAATTATCAATGAAGCAAAACGCTTCAACGTGGCGTGCCTTGGGCGTCGCAGCGGGAAGACCGTGCTTGGTACCCGTCTGGCGATAGATGTCGCCCGGCAAGGCAAGCCAGTCGCCTGGTGTTCCCCCACGTACAAGATGTTATTGGAAGTCTGGCGCAGTTTGCGCCACACACTGCACGGTTATGCCACACGCATATCAGACGCAGATAAGCGCATTGACCTGCACGGGGGAGGTTGCATTGAGATGTGGTCGCTTGAGCGTCCTGATGCGCTCCGCGGCCGAAAGTATGCCCGTGTTATCATAGATGAGGCCGCGATGGTGCGCGGGCTTCAAGATGCATGGCAACAGATTATCCGTCCGACGCTGGCGGATATGCAGGGCGACGCGTTCTTTTTTTCGACGCCGAAAGGCATCAATTATTTCTGGCAGCTTTATCAGGACGCCCAGGACAAGCCCGATTGGGCGTCCTGGCAGATGTCATCGCATTGCAATCCCCACCTCCCCTCCGCAGAGATAGACGCGATGGAAGAAGAGCTTCCGGAGCGCGTGTATGAGCAAGAAGTACTTGCGCGTGCGCTTGAGGACGGTGCGTTTTTCACCGGCATCCAGTCCTGCGTTTACTACGACCTGCCTGAGCACGCCGCCCCATACGTTGCTGGCATAGACATTGGCAGAACCGACGACTACACCGTGGTCGTGGTGATGGATGCGAAGCAAAAAACTGTCGTGCATATCGAGATGTTCACCGGTATTGGCTTTGCGGCTCAGGCAGAGCGAATCAAAGACATATATGCCGAGTGGAACCCAGAAGTCGTGATGGTGGAAATCAACTCGTTTGGTCGTGCGCTCTACGAGATGCTTGCGCACGCCATGCCAGTCCAGCCATTTTCCACGACAAACCAGAGCAAGCAGCATATTATAGATATGCTTGCGATTGCGCTTGAGAAGCAAGCCATATCTATCCCAGACGACAAAACGCTTATCAACGAGTTGACGAGATACACGCAGGAGCAACTTCCTGGCGGTCTGGTTCGTTTCGGCGCACCATCGGGGCAGCACGATGACATGGTGATGGCTCTGGCATTGGCTAATGCGGTGGCGGGGAGCTACGAATGATAAAGTTTGTGGAGAGGCATAATAACGGGAAAATCAAAGCGACACCACTGTCGTCTGTCGGAGGATGGTCGGAGTTGCTTGGCGAGCGGGATACCGCATCGCTGTCACCAGTCGAGGCATACAACAACGTCGCGACGGTTTTTAGCTGCGTGGAGATACGTTCCGGCGCGGTGGCCTCAATGCCGTTGGATTTGTACAAGCGGGGCCGACTACTCAACCGCGAGGGCAAGGAATTCCTGGCGTGGCAGGACGTGCTGCGCAATATGCTTGTGGAGATTGAAGAGAATTTGTGTCTTTTCGGCCGCGCATATATCCACACGCCACGCAACGGCGTCGGTTTCTCATCCCCAGGCGATTTTCACATCCCTCTCCCGCATACCATATCCATTCAATACGCTGCTGATGGCACCATCGCGTACTTTGTTCGCAGCGGGCGTGCAACGATGGTGCAAGAAATCCCACGTGAAGAAATGACTTGGATGTGGTACCCGTCGAAAAGCTACGAAAACCACCCAGGTGGGGGGCCGCTTCATCGCGTGCTTGGTGAAGCTTCCACAATGCAAAACATCGCGTTGTTCAGCCAGCAATATTTCAAAAACGGTGCGATATCTCCAACGTTGTTTTTCTTTGGCGATGGGTCTGCATCCGTGCCTTATCGCGTGACTGACAGCGAACTGTCCAGTTTTCAGACCCTTATGCGTCGCGTGATGGGGGGCATAAAAAACGCTTTTAAAATCTTCGCATTCCGCGGGAATGTAACGATGCACACAATAGGGGCAAAGCTGTCGGAGAGCGGATCGGATAAAGAATATCCACGCGCCACGACGGAAATTGTCCGCGCATTCGGCGTGCCAAAGTCACTCGTGGACAGCGAGACCGCTACGTATGCGCACGCAAGTGCGGATATCTTTAACCTTTATGACCAGACCGTGCTCCCACACATGCAGGCGCGTATACTCGGCCCACTCAATGATTGGCTTGCCCTGAGCGGACTGCGTGCTGAAACACGCGAAGATATGCTTGAGTGTTATCAGCAATACGAACTCCAAAAAGCTCAGGCGGTGTCTGCGCTCGTTGGAGGGCCGGTATGGACTGTCAATGAGGGACGGGCTTACCTGGGCAACGAACCACTGCCAGGGGGAGACACGATTGGCGGCGGCGCGGGTGATAGCGGTGTCGAGACTGCGCGGGCGTGGAAGGCAGCGCACGACGCGATTTGGAGCGATTATCCGTGACAGAGCGCGAACGCCAGATATATAATGCGTTGCTGCGTGTCTTTGCTCCCTACATCACGAGCGTATCGCAGTCCATTTTCAGCAATGGCACGTTCGACATCGCCTCCCTTCCGCAAGCCATGCAGCGGGTCTTGATACGTGAGCTTGAAGCAGCGTACATCAACAATGCAGACGAGATGGTGCTGCGTGATGACCTGCCTGGCGTGGACATAGACGTGATTGGCACGGTTGCTGGGGAGTGGGCCAACCAGCACAGCAGTGAGCTTGTGGTCGGCATCACGGATAGCGTTCGCAAGCGACTGCGCAGCATCACACAGTCGTTTCTCGACACGCCGGGAATGACGCGAAAAGAACTGGAAGAGAGGATACGTGCAGTCGGATTGTCAGAAACGCGAGCGGAGGCAATCGCTATCACAGAAGTGACGCGAGCCGCATCCGCAGCGACAAATGGATTGCAAGACCACTACCGCGAGCGATACAACCTTGACTATCTTCGCGTGTGGCAGACCAACGAAGACGACCGTGTTTGCCCAATCTGCGGGCCGTTAGATGGTAAATCGGAGCAGTATTGGCGAAACCGATTTCCTTCCGGTCCCCCTGCACATCCACGATGTAGATGCGCAACGGCATTGAGGTTGAAGCGATGAAAATACACATCAACACAAAAGCATACGATGACATGAAAGAAGCCCTGACTGGCGGTTCGTGGCTGCGGCAATACACGCTGATGGTAGCCACCAGGATACATGAGCTTATCTCAAAGTATCCGCCAGCCACGGCAGCGAACCGACCGAAGCGCGGTGAAACGCACTACGAGCGCGGGTTGGGGAGCGTCTACACGCGAGTTGGGGGGGGGAGGACAGTCCGCAAGACCTCGGAGATGTTAGGCAGGCGTTGGGATATTCTGCCAGGAGCGAGTGGCACGACGCGACTGCGCAACAACGCAAGCTATGCAGGCTATGTCCACGACGCGCGGTATCAGGCGTGGTTTCACGGCGACCGCGGCTGGAAGACGGATGAGGAGGTTACCCGCCAGATGGAGGACGCGGGGGAGTTTGAAGACCTTGCCGAGATAGTAGTAATGAAGGATGTGCTATGAGCTATTGCACGTTGGAAGACATCAAGCGATACCTCGGCATCACCGAGGACAGTGACGATGCGCTGATAGAGCAGTCTATCCTGGCGGCAAAAGCCGCCATAGACGCATATTGTGACACGGTGTTCGACGTGTCTACGGATACGACAAAGTACTTTTCCTCGCGGGATATATTTATATTTGGGGCATATTTGCATCTGGGTCGCAACAGGCTTGCAGCAACACCGACATCCGTCACAATCGCAGGCACGGATGTCACCAGCGATCTTATTCCAATGCCAGACGAAAGACCTATCACGCAACTTTATCTGATGAGCAGCGCCCCAAAAACGTGGCGTGATGGCGGTGATGACCCTGCCATTGCCATTGCCATCACAGGCAAGTGGGGATACAGCACGGTCGCCCCAACCGACATCAAACAGGCTGCTGTCATCTGGGCGTCTTCCTTGTATCAGCAGAAGGATGCGTTTATTGATGGCACGGTCGCTTCCTCGTCCGAGGAGCGCAGGAATGTGATCCCAGGCGTTCCCAGGGTCGCACTCCACTTAATGGCACCATACAAGCGGGGGTGGTGATGGCGAACATTGAGCAAATACGAGGGATATTGCAGCAACGCCACATGCAAATCACCGGCATAAAGACCGCTCCGGTGTACCCACCGCGCAAAATCGAGACATCGCAATTGCCTTGTGTGCTCTTGAGGACGGCGCAAGGAAAGTGGGGGCGTGCGCAGACGGGCAGCAATATGCAGGAGCGCACATTTGTCGTGGAGGTGCTCCTGGAACCGCTCCCACAGAACCTTTTTGCGGTCAATGAGCGGCTCATTGACCAGCTTATACAGGCATTTGGAGACCATTACTACCATATGCAAGACATTACATCAGACTGTTGGGTACTCTACAACAGTCTGACGGATAGCGGATGGCAGGTGCTCCGCTTTGGTGCGGAGTATGTAGGTTTTACTTTTGAAGTGACTATACGAATTGGAGGCTAAAGAATGGCACGAACAGAGTTGACAGTCAGCAACAAGCCAGGCCGCTACGCGACTTCTGGCACGACACTAACCAAGAACACCGTGACAGACGGGACGGGTGATGATGGATATTACGCCGTTTTTAACGGCGATCTTATCATGGTAGTAGAGACCTCGGCAGCAGCGGTATGCACCGCCGAGGTTCAGGGAGGCAAGTTCCCGCCATTGAGCGAAACTATCAACGACGTAAGCGTCACGACTGGCAGCACAAGCGGTGACATGGCGGTCTATTACATCCCACAAAACGGATATCGCAACTCCACCAACGGCCGCTGCGAGATAGACGTGACTGGTGACGGTTACATTATGCTGTTCCCGGCATAGAGGAGGAATATCATGGCAACACCAACCCAGACATACACCGGTGTGCGCCTGCAACTCAGCGTCACACCAGGTAGCGACACGTTCGACACGGTAGGAAAGCTTACAGTCCCGGTTATGCCCGCTGCTACGCGCGGGGAGGTTGACGGGACTACCACAGAGGACAGTCACCGCCAATACTTTGCGGCAGATTTGACGGAATACGAGCCAACAGAATACACCATCCTGTACGACCCGCTTGATGCTGCTCATGCGCGTGTGCGTAATAACATCAAAGCGTCGAATGGATACAGACAATCGTACACGTGGAGAATGGTTGATGGGCAGGGAAACAGGTTATTCCAGTGTGAAGGGTTCGTAACTACACTGCAACCAGAGTTTGCGCAGGACGCAGCAGATACCTTGACCTTCACCGTGCGTTGGACCGGTGAGGCAACGTTTTACGCGCAAAAGGAGCCACAGTCATGACAACAAGGGAAGATTATAAAAACGGGCAAATCCGTGCTTTTCGCATGTCCACGATGCGCGGGATTGATGCTCTCGATGGCGTTGACAAAGCAGCGCGGATTGTCTGCGATTGCTTTGTCAACGCAGACGGTACGCGGATATATTCAACGCCACAAGACGTTGAAAAAGCGGTAGAAGATGAAACACTATCGTGGGATGACATCCGGTACATATCAGAAAAAGCAAGCGAGATGACAACTGGCGGGGGAAAAAAAGAAGACTAGCAAGCGACCACGACCGTCGCTTGCTCTTCCGTCTGGCTCTGGCGTTCGGAGAACCAGAGCCAGACAACTTGCTCGATAAGATGAGCGTGACAACGTTTCGCGAGTGGGCGGAATTTTTCCACCACGAACCAGGCACATTAAACCTCAACAACCAGTTTGCTATATTGCTCACGATGCTGAGCAAAAAGGGCAAGTTCCGAGACTTTGGTGGCGTGGAGAGAGAATGGTCGGATGAAGAAATCGAGAAGCGCATGAAGGCGTATTGCGGATGGCGAGCAAAAGTATAGAAATCATAATAGAGGGTGACAATCAGACCGGCAAGGCTTTCAAGTCGGTTGATAAGTCGCTCGGCAAGCTTGAAAAATCCACTGACAAAGCTGCGAAAAGCTTTGGTGCGATGGATGTCGCTATCGGGACAGTGGTCGGCAATATCGTCACCGGTATCGGCTCTGCTGCAATCGGTGCGATTGCAAATCTTGCCAGTGATGTCATCGGATTGTCTCGCGAATTTGAGGACAGTGGTAGTCAAATCCAAGCAAGCCTGGACACGACCGCTGCCGAGACCGATGAGCTATCCGAAAGCGTCGAGGAGCTTTTCAGCGATGGCTTCGACGTGGGGCCTGCAACGGATGCCATAGTCAGCATCCGCCAGAATATGGGGGACTTGGCAGACGATGAGCTTGAGGATGTCGCCACCGGCGTGCTCAACATCTCAAAGCTGTTTAAGCAGGATTTGGCAAAGACTTCAAACGCCGCTGGCGCATTGATGAAGCAGTTTGGACTGGATAGCCAGCAGTCAATGGACTTCATTGCGAAAGGGTTCCAGTCTGGCTTAAACACCTCGGACGACTTCCTTGAAAGCATTTCAGAATACTCCAACCAGTTCGCAAGTCTCGGCTTCAGCGCGGACGAGTTTTTCTCAATAATGGAAACTGGCTTGCAGGCTGGTGTCCTCGGCACGGATAAAATCGCCGACGCAATCAAAGAATTTGGCGTCAGGATGCAGGACGGTAGCGACACCACGCGCGACGCGCTCGCCGACCTGTTTGCCGAAGTGGGAGAAGGAAATCCTGAATTAGACAGGCTCAATGATGAGCTTGACCAGGCGCAATCGAATTTCAATATCGCCGGCAAGAAGGTCGAATATTGGGAAGGCCAGCTTGAGAAGTCGAAGGATGAAGCCGACAGACTTTCCGCCGCCATAGACGAGACGAAACGGTCGCTGGACAGGCTCTCAGAGCCAAACCTCGCCGGTATGGAAGAGTTTGACGATAAGCTCTTTGAACTAGACATCAAAGCGAAGCAACTCAGACTTGCGATGATAGACATGGACGAGGACAGTCCAGAGTTTGCAAGGACAAAAGCCGCACTTGAAGATGTCAACACGGAAATGGACAGGCTCAATCTCCAACGCGACATCAAGTTTGAGCCGCAATTCCGTGCGCTTGCAGATGCCGCCGACTACGCCAATGAGCCGGTGTTGACTTTCAACCAGGCGATGGCACAGATTGGACAACAGCAGAACAATCTTGCTGGCCTGCAAACAGAATTCACCAATGTGAGCACAGAAATCGGTGTCAATCAGCAGAAGCTTGCAGAGTGGAAAGCGACGCTTGCGCAGAGCGAGGTGGATATCGGCAATATCCAGGATGCGATGTCGGGGATGACAGGCCCAGCGCAGGAAATGCTGCAAGCGATTAGCGACGGCTCGATGTCTGTGGCTGATAGCCTCCCGCAGGTGTTGGGCATGCTCCGTCAAATCGAGGACCCCATCGAGCAGAACCGCATCGGTGTAGCACTGTTCGGCACTCAATGGGAGGATATGACCGCGCAGGCGATGCTTGCGATAGACACGACAGCCACGGGCATGGACGACATGGCAGGCTCAATGGCGGCGATGAACGAACAAGGAAAAACGACAGCGCAGGAGCAAGCGGCGGCGATGAACCAGATCATGCTTGCATTGAAGCCGCTTGGAGATGCGTTCAACGAATTGATAGCATCCGAACTGACGCCACTCATCCAGGAGTACGCCCCTCTCCTGGCAGAGTGGCTCGGCACAAACGTGCCAGTGGCAGTTTCATCGTTGCAATCAGCTATCGAATTTCTGACGCCAGTGATTGACTTGATGATCGCAGGATTTAATATCGCCGTGACTACGGTAGCGTTGGTCATATCTGTCGTGGACACCGTCATCGGTGTCTTTGTCAATCTTTCAGCAACAGTACAAGGGGTCATCACGCCGGTTGAGGCTGCATCAAACGTGCTCGGCGATATGGCTGCCCCAATCCGCAATCTTATCAGTTTATTCGGGCAGCTTGTATCCGCGATTGGCAATGTGGCGTCGAAACTGACAGGTCTGAAGCCACCAAAGTGGTTGTCAGAGATTGGCGGTAAGACAAAAAGCAAGGTGAAGGGAATACTCGGATTTGCCGAGGGAGGCATGTATCCTGCCAATGAGCCGTTTGTGGTCGGGGAGAGGGGGCCAGAGGTCATAGTTCCGAATGGGTCTTCCGGCACGGTTATTCCGAATGACAAGATTGGAGGCGGGGGGAAGACTATCAATGCTCCCATCACCATCCATATCAATGGGAGCGTGGATGATGCCACAATACAAGCGATGGAGAAGCGTATCCATGCAACGCTCGACCGCTTGATACAAGGTGGTGCTTTCTGATGATCCTCAGCAACAACACCACGTCGTGCGTAATAAATGTGCGCAATCCAGACGGATATATCAACCTGCCGTGGCAGCCTGCCCAAACCGAGCACGTCGGTTTGATAGGTATGGATGAAACGGTGTCCATCCGGTATAAAGGCGAGAGCAATGAGATGGAATACTCCTGCTGGCTATACGCCAGCGAGTACGCAAAGATGGTGGCGATGATTGCGGCTCAGACCGACAGCAACCGTATCTCACTGTCTGGTGTGGATTACAACGTAGAGATAACCTCCCCACCACGCCAGTTGCTCGGCCGCAATGAAGTGGTGTTTGTTGATTTGAGGTTCAAGGCACTATAATGATAAGCCCAACAGTGCGACAATATGCGTGGAGAGTGCGCTGCTTTATAAATGGCAAGGAGTACAAGGTCGTCGGGTTTCCGAAACTTGACAAAGACCTGAGTTATTGGTTCGACGCGAAACCGTCAACGATTGAGGTAGAGCTTGTTGAAATCCCACCAGAGAGTATCGCGTACACCATACTCAATGTGCAGGTATCTTACGACGGGGGCACGACCTGGTTGCCATATTTTTATGGCTATGCCATGCCAAAGAGCATATCTATAGTCGGATTTAGCCGCACCGTAACTGGTGTGGACATCCTGTATCTGCTCAACAAAGACGCCAGCGAAGAGATAGCTTGGAGCGGAACATCTTACCTCGATGCAATCGAGGATGTGCTGCTCGACGCCGGCATACCGTCGTCAAGCATAAACCTGCCCTCAAGCCTGGATGATTTATCAGACCGCAACAGCATCACATACACAGTGACGAACGAGGACAATCTCAAAGACGTGATGAGCGAACTCCTCAAATTCGGTCGCTACGTCGTCTACGTAGACGCTTCTGGAAGCGTCAGGATGCGGAAATACTCCACCGTACCGGAAGCATCAGCATCCGTTAAGTACTCAATGGATGATAAGCAATCGGACGAGCACGGCATAGCACGCGCATCATTTGGTCGCGAGGTCGGGACAACAGATAGGATTGTGCGTAAGGTCGTTGTCAATGGGGGCGACAGTCAGAGCGAGGTGGAAGGCTCATGGGATACCACGTCGTCAAAGGCGGCAGACGGCGTCACAATGAGCGATAGCAACGACTTTGCTATCACGTCTGCTCAATGTGTCGAATTGGCGACGGATTGGGGGCAAGACGAATGTCGCAATGATTATCGCACCGTGTTTTCTGCTCCAATGGATCCGGGCTTGACACCAGGTATGTGCATCGAGATTAAAGCCGCAGCAAATGGCTTTGACGATTTCACACCAGCGCGGGTGATAAAAGTCTCGTACCAGAAAAGTGTGATGGTCGTGACTATCTCGACCAATCCGCGTGCTATTGGCTCTGGTGACGATGGCGGTGAGGGGCTTACCGAGGACGGCTATGATGACGTAGCGGGGCCGCTTGCGGATTTTACCTACGTCGTTGAGCGTGAAGGCGACCTGTACGGCATAATCCTGGAGGACACCAGCACGTCGGATAGCAGCACCATATCATCTCGCACCTGGTCGGTCTCTGGCGCAGGAGCAGGCTATCCAACGCCTGCGCTCGGCACAACCGCCAACGAGATGACAGTGATTGACACACTGACTGGTGTGTCAATCACGCTGGAAGTTACTGACGCGAATAGCGCAACGGATAGCGTGACAAAGTCAATCGCCGAGACGGAGATTGACTTGTACACAAGGCAATTGCATGCGGTGGTTGATGGAGAATGGAAAGTGCTCCTCGACTACGACAGCGGTTGGTTCAACGTCACGCCAGCCGGCAAGACTGCGGCGGTAGTCCCCAGGGCCAGCGACACGCAATATCTCTTTGCGGCTATGACCGATGGCACAATCTGGCGATACGATGTCGAAAACAGCAGCGTAGACGCTGTTCAGGTTGGGACGCTATCAGGCACACCAGCAGATATAGCACAGGGAGAGGCGTTTGTGAGCGAGGAGAGCGCAAATGTGCTCATCGTTGCGCACGGCGTCGCTGTGAGCGTCACTTACAATGCGCTCAATGCATCTCCCACATGGACGACTATCACATTCGCTGCCACCCCGAACGCGGTCGGTGTCAATCCCTATAATACCGATATTTTGTTTGCCTGTGCCGGCAATATCTTTTTTGTGAGCTACGACCGCGGCGGGGACTGGCAGGCCGAGGTCACTGGCGATAGCGGGTCAACGGCGGTGGACTTCTGCACGTTTCCGTGGTCGCCTGGCACAGCGGTGCTGTTCAGCGGCTACTCCGACATCGCCAACGCCATCCTGCCGTCACAGGTGACTTGGGGGGCAGTGGTGCCAGGTGGCACCTTGCAAAGCATCACGCCAGGGCTTGAGGAGGAGGTTCTTCGCGTGTCATCTTCTGCCGGTGAGATATTCCTGGTTGCTGCTGATGGTACGGTATCCGAGACACAGGACGGTACCGACACCAGCGACATAGATCGCATAGTTCGCGACGGCTTCTACAATAAAATCACATGGCTTGCGGATAACTCGACATTTGGTGTTGGAAAGCAGGTTGCTGATGCGGATGTATTTAGCATATTGGCGGCTTCTACAGGCGCAAACAGCGTGGGGTACGGTCGTATCATAAGCATCAAAGAAACACCAGATAAGCCCGTGAGGGCAGCGGTCGTCTGGCTTCCTACTTGGGCAAAAGAAAGTAGTGGTGGTATACGACCTTTGTGGATATATCGTAATGGGGGTTGGACAAGCAATTCCGACGCCCCCCCTAATACTGGCGCAACATATAATTTCTACTGGCATACGATTTCTGTAGATACAGCAGACCCCCAAAAAATCTTGGCAGTAGGTTGCTCAAACCAGCACCCAGATGCGGAATATGTCTTTTCCAGCGATGGGGATTATTTACGTGCAGTATCTGGCATAGCATCGTCACCCTTTCGGTACTCTGACGATGGTGGGGTAACTTGGTACGATTTGCGTGTGAACCAACCGTCAGGACTAGGGTGGAATAAAATACGTCTTGGAAAGCAAGGAGATAGGGCTTTTCTTGTTGACGGAAAGCTTTACACAATACTAGCATACGATAATGCCCCACGTATTTATTACGTCGTATATGGGGGAGAAATAACTTGGAACGCAAGTGGTTATTATGAGATTAGTTCTGATTATTGGTATGGGACGTTTAATTTGGGTGGGGATAACTTTAATCTTATTGCAGCATTCGCGTACCACGAAAAAGATGCAAATGGGTACCCTGTTATTCCGTGGGTTTCGCGATATAATGGGAGGGTCGGGTACATAACGTATGACTTGGCAACGGATACGGTAACCCCACACCAACGAACGGAAAGTAATATAGAAAATAACTACTACAAAAAAATAACGACAATCATATCAACAAATGAGATGGTCTACTCTGGGGTAAATTACACCAGCAAATATTTTGCTGATTACACTACGGGCAGCCCAACCACAGTAGATATAGCGAATGAAAACAGTTTTAACTACGTCGCAAAGCACGCCAGTGACAAAAACGACATACTTTATAGTGTCCAAGATAGATTGTCGAAACCCAATAGTCTGGTTTCCCCCTATAGCACAAGGACTGCGATATCTGTACTTGACAACGAAGAAGACTGGATATCCGTGGCTAGAAACGAACAGGATACTTCGCGTGGAAGATTTATTGCTATCGGAAATGACAACGACACATTGGCTCTCTACGATGCTGATAAAGACACGTGGCAAGTCATTGACCTGGACGCGGGGATGTCTGGTATGAGCAGCATCGCGTTTGCGGTCTTTGCGGAGTAGGTGCAATGAACAACGCCATTGAGCGAATGCTAAACATACTCAACCAGGACGTTGACAAAAAAATCCGCAAGGCAGGCAGCGAAGCCAAATCAATCGCTCTGGCAAATAGCGCATTCCTGCCGTTGGTTATTTCATCGGCAGCATATGAGGTGCCGACAGGCAAGCAGGTCATCTTTGACACACTTGAGGTATCATCCACCACAACACTGACAATCAACGGCAGGTTGTGCGTAAGGGACGGACTGGAAAATGGTGGCATAATTGAGAACAATGGGGTTCTCAGGTTGGGGTAACACTAGATATGGTATA